GCGTCGGCGGCCTTTGTTCATTGTGGGCTGGGAAGAACTCGCCGGCATGGTATTCGCACCATCGAAGGCGAAGAGCACAGCGGGCTTCCTGAAAGACTTGAAGATCGACTCTCTGGTGATGGATGAGATCCACAATGCGAAGTCGCGCAAGCGCAAGCGCTGGACGGTGGGTGAGGGTGATGCCAAGTGGCAGTCCGAGTGCCTGGAGAATCGTGTGGCTGCAGCGGAGTACCTCTCGCGCGCAGCGCGCCGCCGGCTGGCGACGACGGGAACTCCTATCCCCGACCGGGTCCGAGACCTCTGGGGCCAGCTTGACCTCATCGAGCCCCAGCAGTGGGGGGGCTACTGGCGATGGGCCCGTCGTTACTGTGCCGGCAAGCCGGGTCAGTACGGCGGCATCGAGGATAAGGGGTCCTCGCGGATCGAAGAGCTGCGGAGCCGCCTAGACTACGTCCGCCACCGGGTGCCCTATGAGGTCTCCCACGGGCAGCTTCCAGAGAAGCGGCGGGAGGTCATGTTCGTCGGCCGAGGGCAACTCTCGCGCCCCACCGCTGGAGCGGCCAAGGAAGTCAAGACTGCGCCTGACGCCGAAACGCGGTTGGAGGCCATGCTGCGGTTGGCCTGTTCGCGGAAGCGTGGCGAGATCATCGAGCAGGTGGTGGATGCAGTGAAGGGCGACAGCAAGGTGGTGGTGTTCACGGGCCGCAGGGCCGACTGTGCTGCGCTCCACAAGAGTCTGAGCAGCAAGCTGAAGGGTCACCGAGTCTGGCAGGCCCACGGGGGCTTCTCAGGCTCTGAGCGCGATGTGATCCGGGGCGACTACATGGACGAGCAGAAGGGGTGCGTTCTCGTCGCGACGGGGGAGTCGATGGGAGAGGGCGTGGACCTGCAGGATACCGACCTTGCCATCATCGCCATGCTCCCCTGGACGCCGAGGGCCGTCGAGCAGTGGGAGCAGCGCTTCCACCGTCAGGGGCAGACGCGGCCAGTGATCGTTCGATACCTGATTGCCGAGAACACTGTCGATGAGCATGTGTGTGAGATCCTTCTCGGCAAGCTCCCTGCGGTGGCCGACATCGCGGAGAGCACGGCGATGGGCAGCGCAGCCCGAGACCTCAAGGGTCTGGGGAACCGAGAAGAGATCCTGGGCAACCTTGCAACGCGGTTGAAGCTCAGGCGCGAGGAGGAAGAAGAATGAGAGAATCAGCGTACCTATCGGTGGCGGTGGCAACGACGGGGCTCTTTAGCGAGGAGTACACCCCCCGGTTGCTGGAGATCGCAGCAGTCGTCTTTGTCCCTCACGCCCAGGTGGTGGCCGGCGATGCCGCCTTCCACTTCACTTCGCTGGTAGCGCAGCCCGAGGCTGCTTTGCATGACAGTCGAGCGGTGCAGGCTCAACGCTTCCACGGAATCACCCCGGAGATGTCCAGAGGAGCCCCTAGCGAGGCCGAAGCGATCACTGCTTTTGAGCTATGGCGGCGGAAGGTAGCTCTGGCGCTATGGAACAGCGGAGACCTTTCCCTGGTGAGCTGGCGCTCGTACAACTCCCCCTTCGTCCGCGAGGTGCTCAAGGGCTCCGGCTGGGCGCAGTCCTTGGGAATGGGCGGCCCCTGCATCATGGAGGAAGTGACAGCAGTGATGGGGGCTGCAGGGGCGGCTTCTCTCAACCATGACGGGGGCTACCGCTTTGTCTCTTTGACGACAGCCGTGGACTGGTTCAGGAAGAAGAAGATCGATCTCAATCTAGGCAGCGGTGAGGTGATGAATCCCTACACCAAAGGACGGGCTCTCAACAATGCCTTCCTGGCCGGCTATTGCGCCGTCGCTGCCTCCACCATCCCCCGCCCAAAGAATGTCCCAGAGCCGTTGCTCGATGAAGCAGTGGACTGGGAAGAGGACCCACGATGAAACTTATTGGAACCGGCCCCAGCAGCCCCTTGAGCGGCCACAAGATCGACTCATGGATCAAGTGTCCGCAGCTCTGGGCCTACAGCAACGCTATGGACCCAAGCCCAGTCCCCAGGACGGACACCCCGGCGCTCATCAAGGGCAGCCTCGGACACCAGGGTCTCGCCCACTACTACCGCCGGCTTCAGGCCGAGCAGGAGGGAGAGGACCCCGAGCAGTGGTTCTCGCCGCTGGCTGCCATCGAGCAGCGGGCCGCCGAGGAAGGACCGATGTGGCAGGAGTTCGTCACCCTGGCGCAACGGACGATCCGCGATTACATGCGGCACTATGACGGCCAGCACATTCGGGTCGTAGGCGTGGAGAAGGTGTTCACCCTAGAAGGGCCTGGATGGAAGCTGACCAGAAGTGCTGACCTCGTTGTTGAGGCAGCCGGAGTCATTCGCATCATCGACCACAAGTGCGTAGGCCGCATCACCAGCAAGACAGTAGATCGTTACGCGCTCAGTGGTCAGTTCCTCGACTACGCACTCATCGGCCAAGAGGCCTACGGAGAACGCTTCGGGGGCACCTATCTGAACCTCGTAGAGTGGCCCCAGGCCCAAGGGCGACCCCGGTATCTCCAGGCCTTAGCCCCCGGTGCTCCAGTGGCGGTGCGCTCGCGCCGCGCTGCGTTGGATCGAGCCCACGCAGCCCGCGATCACTTTACGGCCGCCGGCACCGATCCTTGGGAGTTCCCCAAGCGCTTGCATGAGCAGGTTTGTACGGGCCCCTACGGCCACTGCAAGGCCTACGAACTGTGTCGATGGGGACGAACTGAAGAAAAGTCAGCGGGAAGTATTGACACCTTTCAACTGCTTCGGTAGCTTTTGAAAAGTCCAAGCGTCAACGGTGACGCAGCGGTCCCAGGTGGACCTGAGGTGGTGAGTATGGTTGCGTCTTTCACGGTGGTCTATGGGCCTAGTGGTCATGGTAAATCGACCGACATGGCAGCGACATTCCCCAGGGGATTGTTCGTCTGTCGGCCGGGCGGAATGCAGTCCGCCGGATCGTTCCTTGGCGTTACTGTCGCTGAGGCTCATGTCCGCACCCTTGAAGAAGTGCTTGGCCTCATTCCCCAAGCCAAAGACCTCGGTCACGATGCCATCATCGTAGACGACCTCTCGCTGGTCGCAGAGTCCAGCAGCCGCGATCTCGACGCTAGCCAGTTTGGCGGGCGCAACCGTTTCGCCCGCTTTGATCGACTCAACTCCCTCACCGCCAGTCTCCGTGAGCAGGGGCGCTATGCCGGCATCCATTTTGCCTGTAATGCCCATGAGCGGGCCTCTGGCCTCGACAGCAACCAGCGCCTCCGTCCGGGTGGGCCCAAGCTCCCAAGCTGGAACATGAGTGAGAGCGTTGTCCATGAGGCCAGCCTCGTCCTCCGCGCCACCACAGACCCCGAGCTGGCTCTACCCTGGAAAGGCGTCTACGACCGCTCCAATGGGCCGTGGATGGGTAAGGATCGTCACTCTGTGACAACAGATCGCAACCCACAGAATCTCCGTGCAATCCTCACCGCCGCCGGTTATACCCTGGCCCGCCCCTCTGGCCTGGAGTGGCAAAACGAGGTGGTGACCCAACTGCACAACAAGCTCGCAGCCGGTGAAGACCGTGCTGCTCTTATCCAGACCTCCTGGGACCGCTTGACGGTTCAAGGTGGATTGGACCCCCGTCATGTGGCATGGGCGTTGAGAGACGCTCTAGCCACTTTCGATCTGGCGACATCCACCGAGGGACGGTGGCTGAAGCTTTTCACACCGCTGGAGGCTGGCAAGTCCGCCAGCTTTTAGCGACATCTTGCACAGAACAAGGAGATAGTCCCATGAATGAAATGAATAACTGGCAGGTCAATGTGACCCTCACCCCCGACGTGGCTCCCATCGAGTCGCGCCAGGGACAGCCGAAGAACGGCTTCTATAAGGTCCGTTGCACCGAAGCTACCCTCTACCCGCCGAAGAGTGGGAAGATCCCGGCCATCCGCCTGATGCTGACCATCATCGAGTCCGCGAACGACGCGGCCGAGGTTGGCAACACGATGTCCGACTGGATCAACCTCCCCGACGACTCGCAGAACCCCGACAAGCGCGCCACCACTCAGGCGTTCCTGAAGGGTACTCTCATCGCTCTCGGTCACGACCGTGACAAGGTGATGAGCGCGAACGGTGACATCGGTCTGAGCCGCGAGAGCCTCGTTGGCAAAGAGGGCTGCCTGCACTACGAGGCCTACGAAGGTGATGGTACTCGCAGCTACTGCACATGGCTGCGTGGCGAGCACTACGAGCGCGCCCTCCAGGGCGAGTTCAAGGTGAAGCTGCGTAACCCGCAGAGCGCCTCCATCGACGCGCCTGCTCCCTCAGCCCCCACGGGCTTTGGTGGCGGCATCAACGTCACTTCGACGGTCAGCGCTCCGACGCCGGCCGTCTCCACTAACGCAGGTCCCGGCGACAAGATCGCTGCGCTCCTGTCCTAGAGAAGGAACTCGACGGCCGCTCACCACCTCCTTCAGCCGCCTAGCGGTCAGGCCGTCAAACTGGGGGCGTCTCGGGTAACCGGGGCGTCCCCTTTCTTTTGGGAAAACCATGACTGAAAACGACCTCAACGTCTCAGATCTTGTGAAGGCTCTAGAAACCTTCAATGCACCGGCAGCGCGTGATGCTGCTGACCGGCTGCGCTTCTCGCTCCTGCGGGGGGACGACGTAAGTAAGGACGAGCTTCTTGTGCTCATCTCCACCTTGCGTAATACCCTCCACCGGATGGTGGTCGCTCCGGCCCCTCGGAGTGGAATTGCCATCCGCTCCTACGACCCTCGGCCGGGCGCACGATAGTGACCTACGATCCCCGACAGTGCGGCGCATGCTGCGACGAGTGTCCGCTGTCGCGGGATCGGCAGGGCCCCCCTGTTCCTCCAGAGACCCATCCCACAGCGCGCTTTGCGATTGTGGGTGAAGCTCCGGGGGGCCAGGAGGTCCGTCACAGTCGGCCCTTCGTTGGGCCGAGCGGCATCGAAGAGATGCGGCAGCTCTCGGCTCTAGGCTGGCGAAGGACGGACGCTCACTGGACGAACGCGCTCCTCTGCCGGCCGCCAGGGACCGGCGACCTCAAGGGCTACCTCATGCAGCTCAAGAGCCGGAACCGACGCAGGAAGCGGAAGGGAGAGACCCCCTGGCGCTCTCCACTCGACTGCTGCCGACCTCGGCTCCAGGCTGAACTGAAGCCCTTTGACAAGGTGCTCACCCTTGGCGGGGCGGGAGCCAAGGCAGTCCTCGGAGGCAGCGGGGGCATTCTCGATGTCCGGGGGGGCCCGGTCGAGGCAGACGGCCGCAAGGTGCTCCCGACGCTTCACCCGTCCTTCGTCCTACGCGCTCCTCGGTGGAAGGCGGCGCTGCAGAGCGACCACGCCAAGGCCAAGCGCTTCTTTGAGGATCGCCTGACCTGGGCCGATCCCGTTACCATCTACCGGCCCCCTGCGGGGAAGCTGGCCGAGTTTTTGGGCATCGTCCACGACGGCACAGCGTGGTGGGCTCCTCCGCATCGTGCAAAGACCTTGGCCTATGACTACGAGACGGACTCCATCGACCCCATCATGTGCAAGGTCCGCTGCCTGGGCATCGGGACGCTGAAGCGGGCCATCGTCGTGCCCTTTCTCAGCATCGACGGCACCCGGCGGTTCTACCAGCCGGCTGAGGAAAGGCAGGTGGAGGAGATCCTCCGCGCCTGGGCCACGGGCCCCGGCATCAAGGTCGCCCACAACGGAGGCTACTACGACACCCTGGTGATGCAGCAGCACCTGGGAGTGACACCGGCACCCCAACTCGACACCATCCTGGCCCATCGGCTCATCGAGGCGGAGCTGCCCCACAGCCTCGGCTACCTGGGCTCCACCCGCACTGATGTGATGGCGTGGAAAGCCGGCAAAGAAGCGACCACTGCCAGCAAGGAGATGGACCTCTGGCTCTACAACGCCCGAGATGTCGCTGTGACGGCCGCTATCGCGCCTCAGTTGCTCGCTGAAGTCCAGCGCAGGCACCTGGGTGGGGTAGGCCCCTCCGGCGAGCCTACGGGCCTCCTGGGGCTCGACCATGAGATCCAGCGCGTCTGTCGGACCATGCACATCAACGGGATGCGGATCGACCAGCAGCGTCGCGAGGAGTTCCTCGGTGTCTACGGAACGCGGTTGGAGAAGTGGCGCGGCAAGTGTGTCTCGATGGCCTCCGAGGTCCGGGCCATCTGGCGCAAGGAAAGCAAGAACCGAGAGCACCCCTTCAATCCGGCGAGCGGAGCCCAGGTCAGCCGCCTGCTCTATGAGGACTGGGATCTGGAGCCCGAGGAGTTCACCGAGAGCGGCGATCCCTCTGTGGCCGACAAGGCTCTACGCAAACTTCTCTCGGCTCCCCTAGAGCCCCACATGGTCCGCTTCATCCGAGCGCTCCGGCAGTTCAGGAAGGCGGCCAAGGTGGTCTCCACCTATCTGCTGCCTGCAGCCCCGCCTCCGCGAGGAGCGGTGAAGGGCACCAGGGCAGGCGACTACAAGGGGTGGTTCCGCACTCCTGGCGACGATGGCCGGGTCCATGCTGACTGGAAGGCGCACACGGTGGTGACGGGGCGGCTGGGAAGCAGCCCCAACATGCAAAACATCCCCATCAAACTGCGCTCGATGTTCATCCCCGAGCCGGGACACATTCTGGTCTACGCCGATGCCGACCAGCTTGAGCTGAGGATCGCTGCAGCCCGGTGGGGAGCGGCCCGCTATATGGAGGCTTTTGAGGAAGGGCTCGACCCCCACCAGATCACCATGAACTCCGTCTTCGGAGACACGATGTGGACCTGGGACGGAGCGCCTCCGAAGCCCTACCGCTACAAGAAGTCGTGGCCGGGAGGCAAGATCAAGGGCCACTTCGATGACATGCGGGGGCTTGCGAAGTCGATCCAGTACGCATCGCAGTACGCAGCAACCACCGAGACCGTGCATGATCTGGTGACTAGCGCCGAGGACAAGAACGGCGAGTTGGTCTACGCGGACCTGTCGGTCTCCGAGGTACGGGCCATGCAGGAGTCGTGGCTGGAGGGGTGCCCTGAGTTCCCTAAAGGGTGGGAAAAGGAGATGGCCTACTTCCGCAAGCATGGCTACGTCCGCGAGGAGGTGACCGGGCGAGTCCGAGACTGCCTCGATGGGGATGAGCTGAACACCATCGTGAACTTCCCGATCCAGGCCAGCGGGGCAGGCATCATCAACCACGCCACGCTAGCGATTGACGCACAGTTCCCGCTGCAGTACGCCGGACGCTGCACAGGGCTGGTGAACCAGTGCCACGACGCCCTGACCCTGGAGGTGCCGATAGCAGACGCCGAGCGGTGCCGAGAGGCTCTCCAGGCGGCGATGACAGGCACCAGCCCGGCGCTGCCGGGAGTTGAGTTTAAGGCAGAGGCCGCAATCAAGGAGAGGTGGGAAGAATGAGCCCCGAGGAAGTCTTAGAGAAGCTAGAAACTTTGAACCCCGAGGCACTCCTGCTGGAGCCGCGAGAGGTCTACGACCCGGCCCTGGTCGATGTCACCGACGACCCTCAGGACCAATGGCCCCGGCCTGAAAAGACCTGGGTGGCGGTCTACGACGAATGGGAGTGCATCGACCGCATCATGGGCTGGATGCAGTGTGCAGAAGACGAGGCCCTGGACTGGTTTAGCTTCAATACGAGCGGTGCCTGGGCCGGTGACGGCACCCCGACCTTCCGCCGCGAGCGCGACTGCCTGGACGGACCTGGGACTGCTTGCTAGGCGACCACCGCGCGAAGGCAGGCTAGGTTCACCTCTAGCACCACCTCCTGGGCCTCCCAGTACAGGTCTTGACGCTCCCACCTGCTGGGCTCCCGGCCCTCGCGCGCTCGGAACTCCCGCTCCAGGCGAATCGACCACTGCTCTACCTCTGACTCAAACTCTCGGCTTCGTACATCATCCATGTGCAATCTCCCTTGTTCACCCTGGTAGGGGAACGAAGGGCGCATTTGTGACATCCGACAGAAAAGAAAGTGCATCCCGGCAGTTTTCACACCACCGGGATGCACCCATCCTTAGAGGAAAAGACCGAATCCTCTAACTGTCCCTTCCTCCACCGACTACAGACTGTCGCCGGGGATCTCCTCGTCGTCCGCTGGACGCTTCGTCGTCTGATCCTGCAGAGTCTGGTCTACGGCATGCCGAAGCTTGAGCACTAGACCGTTGTAGATCTGCTGCAGCTTGCGCGCGTCCCAGTCGTCATAGGTGATCCGCTCGCAGTGCTCGCACCGTCCTGGGCCTGACCGGAGCCCCTTGCGGGCCTCGCGACACAGGCTCAGAGCAGCAAGCAGCTTCTCTTCGCGGGTTAGATCCTCTACGTCGCGGTCGTAGAGCAGGGTGAATGCCTCTTCGGCTTCATACTTGTATTCAGGTACGCCTTTGGCTGTGATACGGGACATTGTCTCATCCTTTCGTTTGGACCCCGTTCATTCGGGGCCTCTACCCTCTGATGTCCTGCCGAAAGCGAACTCTTCGGATTTTTCTGAAAATAGTTGGGGAGACCCCCTCTTTTTGGCCGCCTGTGGTAGAGGTGCCCCGCTGTTATTTCAGGAGGGGATTCCCGTGCAGAAGTTGAAAGTGTTCTGCGGCACCTGCCGCAAAGATGTGACCGTACTTGCCAACGGCCAATGCGAGAGCTGCCGAAGGACCGACAAGCAGGTCATGGCGAAGCCTGTGCGCTCGCCCGTCTACGTCCTGCACCCGCAGCAGTGGAAAGCTCAGGTCTTCTAGGTAGCACCTACCGTAAGTAGGTGTTAGGATCTCAGGACTCCTCGTCGTGCAAGACGAAGCGGTCCCGGCTCCCCACCCCACCCGGACCCCTCAGGCGTCTCCTCTGTCCCCCACGGAGGGGACGCCTCTTGCATGGCGCAGATTGACAGGTGACACCGCGACGCTTATCTTGTCGCCATGACCACTACACCTTCCTTGTGGGTCGAGGCCCTCTCCCAACTCCGAGCCGCCGGCTGGCGGTACGACCAGATCGGCCCTGCTGTTGGCTCCTCGGCGCGTAGCGTCCGCCGCTGGGATAGGCTCCGCGTCCGTTTGCAGCAGGGAGGGAAACCAGCACCGACCTTGGAAAGCGCGCCCCTCAATGCCTTCGCCCATAAGCTAGTGGAGCTTGCCCGAGAAACACCCGTGACGAGCCAGCCCACCTGTTGACAGGTGGCACAACTTCCGTTTACAATGACCGGAAAAGACGCAGGTGCGTCAACTGAAGGAGAAGGTCATGGGTGAGCGATACGTCAAGCAAGTAGAACACAACATCAAGGGAGGGGGCACCGTCGAGTTGGGCCCCCGCACTCTCATCGTCGGTCCAAATGGTGCCGGCAAGTCTGCCGTCGTGAACGCGGTGGAAGCTGCACTCACCGGCAGGGTGAGCGACATCGCTGGCCGCAAGCTGGTGAGCAGTGGTCCCGAGCTACTGAGCCTCGGCAACGAGTCCGGTGCATGGTCGGTAGCCACGTTGGACGACGAAACCACCGCTGAGTGGAAGGTCGCCCCCCGTACCTCTGGAGGAGCCAAGCGGGCCGTCCGTAAGGGCCCCCAAGGGGTGCTCCCGCTGCGGGAAGTGCTCGACGCACTCACCGGCAGCGCCGACAAGGCTCGACGCTATCTACTCCGCCATGCGTGTCACGCGGTCGAAGAGAACGACATCCTCACCAAGATGCACCCTGACGCGCTGGCGCGCTACCGCCGCCTCTCCGACACTTCCCTCAGTGCGGTAGACAACCTTCTCCTCATTAACGAGACCGCCAAGGAACGCCTTCGGAGTGCCTCCCAAGAGCGGGATGCGGCGAAGAAGACGCGCGACGCAGCGGCCATGTCTCTTGGGCCGGCTCCGGGGGTCCAGGCCGTCGATGCAGCGGAGACTCGCTGGCAGGCTGCACAGGCCGTGGTCACCGAGGCCCAGCGCTTGGTGCTGACTGCCGAGCAAGCTGCTGCCCATCTCCCAGGAGTAGATACCAGCTACCAACAAGACGCTTTGCGTGAAGCGGTCCAGGCAGCCCTGGAGGAGCAAGCAGCGTTGTTGGGGGTCCTCGATGAGCTTCCTGCCCCCAGTGCGAAGGCCGAGGCTCTCCTCTTGCTGCTCGACGCTATGGCCGAGCACCGGGAAGAGGACTGCTTTGCTTGTGGGCAGAGTCGTCCCTTGAGCTGGGACAGCCACTACATGAGCCTCAAGCGTAGCCTTTCCTCCCCAGAATCCTCCGCGCGCCGAGCGCAGGTTGAAGAGGAGCTAGCGCTCCTCAACTCTCAGGTGATCCGGGGAGAGCGGAAGCTGGAAGCCATGGCCGGCATGCGGCAGAAGCTCCAGGCTGCTCGCGTCATCTCACCAATTAGCCTTGAAGAGGCTCAGGAGCGCCTTCAGGTTGCCGTGACGGCTGAGGAGACGTGCCGTGCTGAGTGGCAGGCGCAGGCCGCCACGCAGCATGCTCATCGCGCAGTGGACATCGCTCGCGAGACCGAGCGCGCTGCAGCAGCCGAGGTTGAGGGGTGGACGTATCTCCGGGCCATCTGCTCTTCTTTGGTGGAAGAGTTGGTCGAAGGAGCAGTCTCCACCTTCACCGCACGGGTACAGCGCTTTCTGCCTGAGACCGATGAGTTTGGCATTCGACTGACGACCAACAGCATTCGCTACGGGCTTGTGGAGGGTGCGGCTGATAATCGAGTTCTCCACACAGCTTTGTCGGGGGCTGAGTGGGCCCGCGTCTCGCTGGCTCTGGCGGCCGTCTGCACCCCAGAGGAGGCCGACGTGAGTGTGCTGGTACCCGAGGACCGTGCCTGGGACGCAAAGACGCTCAAGGGCGTCCTCAAGGGCCTCAGCGACTACGACGGACAGGTCATCGTGACCACGACCGTCAAGCCGTTCCGGGGTGTCCCGGCTGGCTGGACCCTACTGGAGATGAGCGCATGAGCGAATACACTGAACTTGAAAACGCTGCGTGGAACATCGCGGCGGCACTGGAACGCATCGCGGGCCTGCTGGAGGCGTTCGCCGCCACAGATTCCGCTGCCGAGAGAGCCCGACACGAACGAATGGAGGCAACGAAAAAGGCGATAGTAGAGCTTTACGAAAACCTCTCGGCTCACTACCCACACCTTTCCCCCCAGACGGAGCCAGACGCATGAAAATTACGAGCGAAACGATTCAAGCACAACGCGCCGCCTTTGCCGCACGGGAAGAAGGAGAACCCCATTCCTGGCGCGTCACCCTGGAGAACGTGCTTCCTGTGATTTCACTGGTCGAGGCCGATCAGGCGGCGCGAGTCGAGGCCGGCATAAGGCAGACTGTCCCGCCGAGCGCGAGGCCGAGCGGCAGGGCGAAGGTGATGTATGAAGAGGAGAGGGGAAGCCACTGGGCACAGACCTTCAACAGGAGCCGGTTTGATGAGTCCAAGTTGGTCCCCTCCCGTCCACTCAACAGGACGTTGGTAGGGCTGGCGCAGGGCAAGAGTTGGCTCGGGCGCGGGAGTGATCGGTTCCGCATCCGTTTTGAAGTGGGCCGGTGGGGGGGAGTCTTCGACCATCCGACCTGCCTGGGATGGCACCCCAATACCTCTCGCCGCCCCAGCCCGGCCGTGCTGATTGGAGAGCCCTATAGCTTGTCGGGCCTCCCTGGACTCATGGGGCAACTGGCAGAGGCCGAGCTACTCTCCTCCTTGCTGGTGGAGGTGTCGGCCTTTTCCCACTACTACCCGTTGCGCACCTTTAGCGTGCGGATGTGGAACCGAGCATGCTATGTGGCCGACCCTCCGGGTGCAGGAAAGGGAATGCTCTCATGAGCGCCCTCTGGTTCCGCCGAGACCTCGTTCGATCCTACCTCCAGGCCAACCCAGAGGCCCTCGATGAGTGGGTCCAGTTCGCGCTGCGTACCCAGCACGACATCGAGGTGAGCCATGAGACAGTGCGCCGGGACCGCCAACTCTGGCGTCTTCCTTCCGGCGAGACGCAGCGGTGGCGACGGACGCATGGCTTCTCCTACGTTGCCCCTGCCCCTCGGAGCAACTCCCTGGCGCATCGCGCTCTAGGCGTCTTGCTGCGGGGCCCTCGACCCCTGGCCGATCTCGCTACCGAGCTGGATGCCAAGCCGGCATCGGTGAGACGAGCACTCACACCACTTCACTACATCTCAGGAGGTGCCACCGAGTACCGCCTGCGGGGGACGCCATGAGCCGCTCCGTCATCTCTATTGAACGCTTTCTCTGCGCGGAGTGCGACGAGGTCTTTCTCGCCCCCGACCGCCAGAGGCCGCAGCCCCGATGCGAAAGCTGCGGAGGCCATGTAGTCCGCGTGGCGTCTCGCGGTCCTGCACCCTCTCGGGGAGGTCGCCCTCCCGTGGAGGACCCCCAGTCGATCACCCTTGGGGTGCGTGTCACTGAAACCGTTGCCGAGCAGATCGACGCTTATCGCGGCACCACAAGTCGAAGCGCTTGGCTCCGTACTGCAATCCTTGAAACCCTGCTGGCCCTGGATGAACTAGGACCAGATATTTCCGCCCACATGGACACCTAAGTCCATTTCCATTACCCTGCCCTGGAGGTCCCTCTACCATGTCTGAACCCATCCACCCTGTCGCCCCCGAGATGCAGGCCCCCTACAATGGGCAAGCAGTTCCTCACGCGCACCAGACCCCTTCCTCGGCAGTTCCTCCACAGGGGCAGCCGCAGGTCATCCCACCTCAGGCCACCATCACTCCGGTGGGCACCCATCACCAGTATGCTGGGCAGCCTGCTCAGGCCCAGGCGGGCCTCCCCGCACGGCTTCCCAATGGTCAGCCGGCTCCTCAGAAGGCCAACTTCTTTGAAACGCACCAGAAGACGATCCTCGTCGGTGTTGGTGCCGGCCTTCTCGGCATGATGTTTGGCGGGGGCAAGGTCACCATCCCCGGCACTACCCGGCGTGGGCCACAATCATCTTAATGCAGTGATGCTGCCACCCCTCTCCCGAAAGACATGGATCATCGTCGCGATAGTGGCGGTGATTCTTGTCGTTCTGGCTCTCCTCCTTCCCCACCTCCTCAAGTGGGTGGTGGTCGGAGCGGCTGCCGGTGCCGGTGCCGTCGTCGGAGCGCGCAAGCGCCGCAAGACTGCTGACGACTCTCACCGTCAAGCCATCGCCAAGGAAGAGAAAGCCGTCGAGGCGATTCAAGACGAGGCCGACACAGCAGTGAAGGAGGCCGACCAGCGGGAGCAGGACAGTCCCCAAGCGGCCGTGAAGGGCCTCACCACCGAAGAACGAGTAGCCCGTCTTGAGGCGGCTGCTGCGAAACTCAACAAGGAGAACTAATGTCTTTTGATCCCACTGACCTGTCCGTCAAGGACGCACTAGCCAACGCCGCTGACCTCAGCGACGACGAGCTGGATACCATCTACGAAACTGAGCTGGACGGCAAGGCGCGCAAGACGCTCCTCGACGGCCTCACTGAGCTGCGAGAGGCTCTGCGCGAGTCTACAGCCCTGGTGGCACCCGAAGCGGCTGAAGAGGCCGCTGAGACCCCGGCACCGGCCAAGGAACGCCAGATCCACCCGTGGGCCTTCACCAGCTAGCCCCGCTCGCGGGAGCGCTCTTCCTGGCGATGGGGTGCGGCACTTCGGTGCTCAAGCCGCTAGCCTGGGAGCCGGTCCCGACCTATGCCCCGCCCAGGATTGAAGAGGTGGTCGCCCACGCGCCGGCCACCCTTCTCCAGGGGGAAGCTGCGCCTTGGGATGGCGTACTGGTCGCCTCTGACGACCTGAACGCCCTGCTCAGTGAGCATCAACGCCTTCTCCATGCGCTCCAAACAGCGTACATTGGCCGAGAGGACGACCGGGCCTACGCATCCAAGGCGCTTGAGAGCGCCCAGGAGACCCTCACCGTGTGTCGTCAGAACCAACCTCGTACCTTCCTGGCCGGCGTGGCTGCAGGAGGCGCAGGGTGCGCTGCTGCAGTCGGCATTGGGGCTGCAGCCCAGGCGAGATAGGAGTTTTCCATGCTCAACGGTTGGCACAACGGCCACAGCAAGCCCATTGGCTACAGTCTTGCCAAGCACGACTGGCTGAACCAGGGGATTTTTGAAGCTGAAGTGGCTAGCGACGGAGCCCTCGCCGTTCCGACGATGGACGGCTACGACTACTTGATCCCGCCTCCCCTCTTTGAGCCGACCGTCATACTGGTCATGGCCGGCACCCGAGAAGAGAGCCGCGCCGACCAGTATCTGGAACAGGCAGAGAGTCTGGGGATCGGGCGTGGGACGCGGGCCTGGGCCGACCAGCTTTCCCTGGCATGGTACGGCAAGCCGTATGCAGCCCTAAACCAGTTCGGGGTGCCCGATCCGGTGGGGGACTTTGAGAAGCGCGCCAACATCCGGGCCGCTATGGCGACGGTCTCTTGGCCGGCGTGGCTTGCCCTCAACATCGCTGCGGCGCGCGACCTTGAGTTCCACATGACGAATGGCACCGTCACTACCGAGGTTCTAGCCGGCACTCTGGCGTCCCTCTCTGCCATCCCCGTTGTGGGGGTGGTCTTTGCGATTGTGGCCGCAGCCCTCGGCGCTGTCGGCCTCATTATTGCTGCCGCCGGCAACGACCGCCTAGCACAGGTGATGGATGAGATCCGGGTGAGTCCAAGCAAGATGCATGCGGCGGACGCAGAGACGATCTGTGCCATCGCTGGCATCACCCTCGACCGTTACGCCAGCTACACCGACACCGCGAGCCCCGAGGCCCTGGTGGCGATCAACGAAGCGGGTGAGCGGGTCGAGGCAGCCATTCAGGACCAGATTGCAGCCGGGAGCACCGACCTCACCAGCCTTTTCCGTAACTGCCCCCAGATCAAGCGCCTACACGACGAAGGCAAGCTCTCACCGGCAATGACCTACGCCCTCTTCCCCCCCGAAATCGTGGAGGAGCCCCCTCTACCCAGTGGGGTGAGTGACATGCTTAAAGAGCAGTCCGAGCGGGAGCAGGCAGAAGATCAGGTCGCGCGGGAGCAGCGAGCAGCCGAGGAGGACGCGGTGGTGACCACCGTCGTCGGAGGAGCGGCCATCTTCACCCTTGTGAAGCTTCTCCTGCGCTGAGTTCGTCTGAGGCGGGGGTAGGGTCGAAGAGGACCATCGCCACTGCATCGAGAATCTCTGCGCGTCGCTCAGGCGTTGCATTCATGCAAGCTGCCGCCAGCGAGCCCACGACCCGCATCTGCTGGTTCGCCCCCTCGGGGACAACCACAAAGCCACCAGAACCGCCGTGCTCGTTCCCTAAGAGCACGACAGCGGAGAGCTGTTCGGCCATGGCCCGGAGATAGACGAAGTCTATGGCGGTGAGAAGAGCATCGTCCTGGGTAAGGGCATCAGACATCGGTAGTCAACTCTAGCGCATCGAGGGCTATCGGCAACGGGGACTCTTCGGCCCCGTTTGTCGGAGCCGCGAAAGCCAGAAGCTGGTGCTGGGCGTCGATGCGGGCCCGTAGGGCCGCCTGGAACTCCTCGCCAGCCACTAGGCCATCCAGGCCTGCGTCGAGACAGTCTCGGATCACGTTCGCCTGAGTTTTGCTTAGGACCGAAGCGACGGTGCCCAGGCGCTGGGCCAGTTCCTCAGAGAGGCGGAGGGTGAAGGATCGGCGTTGCATGAAGTCTCCCGTGCAGTGGTGCTCAGACGATTGTGACTTATCTCCACCGAAAGCACAACTCACCGCGTCACCCGAGGTGACTTGATACCGGCGCACCTCTGAGGCCCTGGTAGCGCCCGAGAGGAGCTGCAGCGGATTCTTGCCACCGCCGCGCGTGACGGATACTCTTCGCCTCAAGTGTGTACGGGATTTAGGGGTGCCGATGAGCGGAAGCCGCTCTTCCTACATCTTTTCTCATCGGCAAAGGAGAACTTGTATCTTGACAACTCCACCAAAGTCTGAGCGCGCAATCGGCTATATCCGGGTCTCAACCGACGACCAGCACCTGGGGCCCGAGGCACAACTCCACGACCTGCAGCGCTGGTGCGAGCGTCAGGAGGTCACGCTAGTCGAGACCTTCACCGACCACGGCGTGTCGGGCGGCAAGGGCCTCGACAGCAAGGGCATCGGCCTGGACCTCAAGAAGCGCCCGGCGCTGATGGAAGCGATCCAGGCGCTCAAGGACCGCGACGCCGGCATCCTGCTCGTCGCCAAGCGAGACCGGCTGGCTCGTGACGCCATGCTGGCTGCGATGGTGGAGCGGCTCTTAGAGCGGAGCGGAGCTGTGGTCCGATCTGCCGATGGGGTCGGTGGAGGCGACGGGCCCGCCGACAAGTTCCAGCGCCAGATCCTCGACGCAGCCTCCGAGTACGAGCGCGCTCTCATTCGCGCCAGGACGGCCGCTGCGCTCGCCGCGAAGCGTCGCAAGGGAGAGAAGCTCGGCGGCGACTGTCCCTACGGCTGGCAGGCCGTGGAGGGGCCAGGAGGGAAGCTCATGCTGGTGCCCGAGCCCGAAGAGACGAGGGTGCTGCAGTGGATCTCGATTATGCGTGAGGCGGGCCTCTCCTATCAGAAGGTGGCCGACCGCCTGAACGACGAAGGCGTGCAAGCACGCGGGTCTCGGTGGCATAAGCAGACCATCGTGCGCCTCCTGGCGCGTGCATAGTATGCAAGGGCTTTGCATTTGCAAGACCACGATTGCATTTGCAAAACAAGTAGGTGGGCCATTAGGGGCGATACGGGCGCTTGCGCCAATACGGTGGCCTCTCATCCAGGCGTGCTTCGATGATGAGGTCCTTCCAGATGACGCAGATCCGCGTACAGATATGGCAGTGGCAGTGAGGATTGAACCAGCCGACACCCCCCCGAGGCGTGTGGTGTGAGCGAAAGTAAGCGTGCTGGACCTCCCCCTTCCACGCCTCAGGGTGCCCAGACCAAGCGTGCCTGTGGGGATGAGTGTCGTGAATCTTCAGGATCTCTTGGCACGCCTGACAGGGGCAGTCACGGCTCCACCAGAGGCTCCCCCCCTGTTGCTGGTGACCTGCAAAGAAGATGTCTGAGGCCGACCCACAAAGTTCCTCTTTGCGCCTCGCACGCTCGTCCTCAATCCACTTCTTTTTGGCCTCCTGGGCCTCATGTCGTCGGTGCTCCTCCGCTTGTTCGCGGGCCGTGGGCCACGGCGCACCCTCTTGCACATAGGAGCGCAGAGAAGAGTGCCAATGCCGATAGAGGGCGCGCTCGGCCTTCCGCACAAGCTCCTGGGCCCGTGCCTTCTTTATCCCGAGCTGTTTGCCAACCCGCGCATAGGACTGGGGGAGACACCCGTCCCGCAGCCCGTAATAGGCGATGAGGGCCTCGCGGCTGCGTGCGTGGTCGAGTTGCTCTGCGCCCTCTCGTACCAGAGGAATCAGTTCGCGCTTCAGTACAGCCTCCTCAGCAGAGGGAACACCCTCACCGCCGGCCGCCTGGAGTTCAACCACTGCGTGGATCCCTACGCAGACCTCAGGATGTCCCCAGATCTCGCCAATCCCCACGCCGTGATAAGCGGCTACTTTGCGTGCCGTCTTTGTCCAGAGCCCGTTTGGCCGCTTGGGTGAACAGTGGTTCGCCTCCAAGGCGGAATAGTGCTGCGGGTCGATGCGCGCCGCACGGGCAAAAGCAGTGGGAGTTCGGTGTCCCAGGTCTGCGCGAAGCTGTATGAGCCGCTCAGGGCCATGGAGGACTACCATCGCCGTGCAGGACGACGCTGGTGGTTGGTGGTGCGGTTGTAGTTGGCAGCGGCCTTGAAGCCCTTGGGGAAGACAGCCACGCATTCCTCAGCGAAGCGGGTGAGCGCCGTGTAGTGCCAGCGCCACTCGTCCTGCTCCATGAACATGCAGAAGTCAACGACGTAGACTCCGCCGGCCCACTGCGAGCCCTGCGCCTTGTGGCAGGTCACGGCGAAGCCGGTGTCGATGCGCAGCACGTTGCTCTCCAGCCAGTTGACCGGCATGAAGATCTCCATGAGCCGCGCCTCTTCCAGCTTCACGCGCCACTCGTCGGGCTGCTTGCCCCAGCGCTGGAACTGGGCCTCACGCCAGCCCTCCAGGGCATCCGCCAGGGCGGCTCCGTCACCGCGCTGGCGCTCCCACCGGGCCTGCTCCTCGATGTCCTTGCGGACATGCGAGCGCAGCGCTCCCCGGTAGCGGGGCTCGGCTGCCAGCCAGGAGCTGTCGAGGACAGCACCTCGGACGCGGAGCGGCTCGCCCTTGCGGGTCTTGCGCTCGGTCTCGACCTCGACCACCCAGCCGCTGAAGTGGCCCCAGGTGGCGGGCTCGCAAGCGACGATGACGCCCTTCTCCGAGTTGATCATCCCGCCGCCACCCTGCATGGCGCAGACCTTCTCACCGAGCGCCGGGCCCTGGTCGCGGGCCGGGAGGCCGAGCTTGACGCGGACAGCGTCGTTGACCGGGGTGCGGATCTTGTGGCGACCGACGACCGCGATGGCGTCGCCGTCGTGGCGCTCCATCTGGGCCAGGAAGAGCTTGGCGATGCCGTCAGCGTCCGCCCACTGAGCGCGGATGCCGTGGCGGCGCAGGAGGTCAGTGTCGCCGTTGTCGGCGTCCTTGAAGTCCTTGCGGGGGAGCACCTTGCGCTCGCGGATCTCGGTGGCGGCTCCCAGGATGGGCGAGCCCTCAGCCTGCCGGTAGACCGTGGTCAGCTTGACCGGGGCCCCCTCTAGGTCGAAGTACATACCGGGCTCCTCGTCATCCCGAGTGACCGGGGGAAGCTGGCAGTGGTCACCCACCGCGACGACCTGGGTGGTCTCAGGGAGCGCCTCCATGAAGTCTGCGCCGAGACCCTGGCCGACCATCTACTGCTCGTCGGCCACCACGATACGACCCACTTTGTCGTTGGGCTTGTCGCGTCGGTTGAAGAGCAGCTCAGGCTCGTTCTCTATGAGGACTGCTAGCTCTGCGTCGAACTCCTCCTGAGTGACGAGGCCGTCTGCAAGGCGCTGCTTCAGCTCCTCCAGCTCTTCGCTCTCCTGGGCACCCGAGTAGGTGATCTGGTGCATCGTGAATCCCACCTCGATGCCGGTGGCTTCCTTGGCGCGGGTCAACGCCATGTGCGTCGGAGCAGCCAGAGTCGTGGTCAGTCCGCAGCAGCGCAGGATCTTGAGAAGGAACTCCAGGGTGGTGGTCTTGCCGGTGCCGGCAGCACCGACGAGCCGGGTGATCTTCTCACCGGCTGCGAGGTCCGCCAGGATGATCGCAAGAAGCTCCCGCTTCTCGCCGTCAGGCTCAAAGGGGAGGTCCAGAAGAGGTTGGATGGGAGTGCCGTCGCGCAGCATCTGCGCCCACGCACGGAGGTTGGTGGGAAGTTCGGTCATTGTTGCTCTCCGTCTAGCTGGAGGGGGCTGAATCGCCCCGAGCCCGTACATAGTAGGGGATGTCATTACTTAATGCAAACACTCTGCTGTCGAAAGTTCAGAAGGCGGGTCTGCATGTCGCCTGGAGCCGCTGCCTGCACGGCTTCCCTGGTGGTGGCCGAGAAGGCCCTCCACAGCCTCTCGTCGCCCAGGAGCAGTCCTACCAGGGTCTCCGCTTCCTGGCGAGTCGAGAGGGCCTCCAGAGGCAGCTTGAGGCCTGTGGCAACATGGCTGATGTCCCAGCCGGCTCCCAGACGAGGGACGGACCCTCCAGGCACGATGGTGGGGTGGAGGGCCAGGGGCCCCGACTGGTGCCCTCGGACGCTCACGCTACCCCCCACGTCGAGGGGCAGCGTCAGGGTCACTTTGCGGAAGGCGCTCACGCGGCCTCCGCCACATCGTCGGCCTCGGCGGAGGTGCTCTCAGGCAAGAGGAGCCCTACCGCCTCGCGGGACATCCGAGCGGCCGTGTGAATCGAGTACTTGTCCTGCTCGATGCGCTTGATCCAGCTTTGGATGTAGCTCGCATGGTCCTCACGCAGTTCGGAGTGAATCCCGAGTGCGTGGCAGAGGCTGGCCGAGCCAATCTCTGCGATCAACTCCTCAAAGGCGTAAGCCTCCGAGCCGAAGCGGTTGCCGAGCTGTCGGTTGAGCACCTTGGCGTGGCCGGTGGCATGCGTCATCTCATGCAGGAGCGTGGCGCAGTAACGGTTGAGGCCCTGCTCCGCGCTCTTCGCAGTGAACTGCTCGACGGGGGGCATCCAGATCTCATGGGTGGCTGAACTGTAGCAGGCACGGTTGCCGGCGTTGCTCAGGGTGCAGCCGGTGGCCTCAGCGAACTGAGCCCAGACTGCAGCCACCGCCGGGTAGGCCTCTGCGACCTCGACCGGGATGCCGAGGGCGGCAGGGTCCTTCACGCGGCGAAGCGAGACTGTCATGGTCTTGGGCTGTGCAGCCTTCGGGTCCGGTAGGCTGTCGCACTGGCTCCAGTTGAAGACGCTGTAGACCCGGCAGGACGGAACGCTCTTGCGCGTCAGGTCGCCCTTGGCGATCCTCGCCTTGCTGGGCTTGCGTATCACCTTGCCGCTCTTGTCGGTGTAGGAGACGAAGAAGCTCCAGAAGAAAACCGGAGTCCCTTCCTCACCCTTCCGCACACCAGGGCACGGCGCGTCACCGAGAGGAGCGTCGCCCTCGCCGGCATACGTCCATCCCCAGCCGCCCACCACGTTCCCCTGCTTGTCCTCCTTCGTCCGCTCAGGCTCGTAGCCCAGCTTCAGGAGGTTGGCAGTGGCAAGCTTCTGCGCCTGCTTGTACGTCGTCCAGGCGAAGCTGTCGTAGGAGCAGGCGCTGGCCGTCGCATCGAGGAACCAGGGGTTGAGGCCGTTGTAGCCGCGACCGCTGGTCCCGTTGTAATGGCCGGTGGTCTGGACCGTGATGGTCTCAGTGTCGTACTCGACGGTGCCCCCAGACGCCCACGGCTTGTGCCAGGGCAGGGGAGTACCGCTCTCGTCGGACTCGCGGAGCATGGCCGCGATGCGGTCTGCAATCTCTTGAATGCTGTCTCTCTTGGTCTTGTTGGTCATCTCACACCTCCTTCAATGGTGATCGGGTTAGTCAAGCTGGTAGTAGACGCCTGCAGGGACTCCGGCAGTCGTCAGGGTCTTGGCGATGGCCTCAGCCACAGCGGTACGGCGAGCCTGATGGCAGCCCTTCCACTCCGGCCAGCGGCGGTACTGGATCTCTTCGGGGTAGAGCATGAAGCCCCAACCCTTCCGGTAGTCGGTTCGGAACCGCAGGGCCTCGATGCGCTTGCGCGTCTTGGCCGAGTCTCTCTTGGCGGGGATGTAGGCTGTATCAAAGTTGCAGCTTCCGTACTTCCCCTCGGGGTAGTGCTCGGCCACCTCTTGGGCGGCTCTCCAGGCGGTCTGTAGTGCGGGTTCAAAAAGGCTCATGGCAGTCTCCTCAGACTTTGGGGTAGGCCGGCAGAGTCTTGACCTGCCGGAGGACATAGGAAGGGGGAAGGACGGTAGTCCGCCTGATCTCACGCGGCATGCCATCGGCGTCTCTTACGCGGGTATGAACAGTGAAGATCGGCGCGTCAGGATGGGCCTGGAGCCTCTGCAGGAGGACTACGTCCTGGCTGGTGATGGTCCGCCCCTTGGCCTTCAGGCGACGCAGGAGCGTCGAGGGGCGCTGGCGCTGGCGCGTCAGGTACTGCGGGATGCGCCACACCCCCCGCCTCTTGCGGAAGACGTAGCGCCCAGCGAGCGTTGTGTCAGCGGCCTTGATCATAGTCGCAGTTCCAACGCGCAGGGGATGATGGGCGGGTTAGTCATTTTTCATTACCTCCAGCTCTCAATCTATAGATGTCGAAACTTGTTGTCAACGTGCTGATTCCATAAATCTTTATCTCCACCTAAAGTGCTCTACATTCTCTTGCGCTTGCTGGGTGCATGCCAGGAGTCGTCTCAGCAGGTCCAGGCGCTCAGATCGGCCCCTGGGCCCTGTGCTCTTCTGGGGGGGTTCCCCCTATGTAAGACGCGAGGAGAGCCGCTCTGCAGGCCACTTTGAATAAATGTCAGCAGAAAGTTTGACAACCCCTTTCTCGATCTGTAATTTCAGGCTGAAGGAGGCACTCATGCCACAACAGCTAGTCACCATCGTTCCTCTCCACCCCATCCCTGCTCCCCCCGAGCCCACGCCTTATGACAAGGCCTGCGTGGAGGCGGGGCGTGCTCGTGTCCACGGCTTCGTCATGCACCCTCAGACCTACCTGTCGATGCTGGAGCGCTGGACGACTGAGGAGCAGCGAGCACACCTCCACTGGCCGAGCGTCATCCAGTCGGCAGTCACCTGCGCCGAGCAGCTCGCTGACCAGTATCGCGATAGCGGCTGTGGCTTCGGCTCCAGCGATCACACCTACGAGATGATCAGCTTTCTACGGGAGATCGGCTTCATCACCGCCTTCGTCAGGACCGAGGAGGGCTACGAGGTGGGACGCATCATCGGCCGCACTGCCTACAGCGTCGGCTGGAAGGAAGGCATCGAGCGCGAGGCGCTGGACTTCTTCGGCCCCGGCGAGAACTACGAGGAGTGCTGGCAGCGCATCTCGGTGTGGCGACAGGCCGAGCGGGCGCAACCCGACTTCGCAGAGAAGAACCCGAATGTCCAAGCCAACTGGGGCAACCCCTCGTACTTCTATGACATCCAAGTCCTCTTCGACAAGACCCACCGATACCCCGGCTTTGAGGGCGTTAAGCCCGGCCGCTGGTAGGAGAAGCTGATCATGCTTGACGCCATTCTCATGTGCATCGGCCTCGTCCTCGTGACGGCCGAGCACGACCTGAACGCTCCCAACTGGGTCTGGCTCGTCAACCTGACGGGCCTCGCCTGCGTGGCCCTGGTGGCCTACCGCAACCATCGCCTGGAGGAATGACCGATGACTCTCCCCAAGACTCGCAACTGGATCGCCGTCGCTGCTCACCAGCGCGGCGGTGCCGGAAAGCACAAGAACAAGGCGCTCCGAGGCTCAGGAAAGGGCCAGGGGCGTCGTCACCCAAAGCACAAAGGTAGAACTCGATGAGCTTCATTCAAAACGACGGGGGCCGCGCAGCAGCGGGCTTCAAGGGTGTAACCGGAGACTGCGCCACCCGCGCGGTCGCTATCGCCACAGGCCTCCCCTACCGGCAGGTCTACGACCGGATCAACGTCCTGGCAAAGCTGGAGCGCACGAGCAAGCGCAAGACCAGCAAGAGCAACGCCAGGACCGGCGTCTACCGGGAGACCCTAGACAAGGTCCTGGCCGAGCTGGACTGGGTCTGGGTGCCCACCATGAAGGTGGGCCAGGGCTGCACCGTCCACCTGCGCTCCGATGAGCTGCCTCCAGGCCGCATCATCGTCCGCCTCAGCCGCCACTTCTGCGCCGTCATCGACGGCGTCCCCCACGATACCCACGACTGCTCCCGCAAAGGCACACGCTGTGTCTACGGGTACTGGAGACCTGCCGATGTCTAGATCCCCCCACACCCCCGGACCCTGGAGCCTCTCAAAAGAGGGCGCTCCATCTCCGCTACTCACCCGCATCACTGGCAGTGGCGCTGCCGTCTGGGCGTGGAGCGACTCCGACCGGGCCAACGCCCAACTGATAGCGGCAGCCCCAGAGTTGCTTGCTGCGCTGAAGGCCATTGAGGCCCTTATCAACCAACGCCCCCTCGTTATGGGAGCGACCACTCTGGAAGGGCAAGTCGCTGCGAGAGTCGTGTTCGACCAAGCCCGTGCCGCTGTTGCCAAGGCCACCGGGGAGGAGAGCTGCAATGACTGAGCAAATCTACATGGTAATTGCCCCCGAGGGCTGGGGGACGGGCACGACCCGCCAGGATGCCCAGGAGGTCTGTGCGCGCCACATCCCCGAGGAGATCTTGCCGCCCGGTGGCAAGTGCCGGCTGCAGGTTCTACTGGTGCCACCGGGTGCGGAGATGGATAACTTCTGCCTTCGCATCACTTGGCCCGAAGAAAACGACCCAGACCGCCACGGCACCCGCATCGTCGGCTACGTCGAGGTGACGCTCGATGAGGATGAAAAGGGGTGGCTCTCCCACCGCTTCAGCGACATGGAAGCTGCCTCCTCATGAAGGGCCCCACGATTGGGCTGGTGTGCGACGGCTGGGCGGCTAAGACCATCCGGCGCAAGCTGCTCAAGATCGGCATCACCCCCACGGTGCTCCCGCCTGAGAAGAACATCCGCATCCCCCTCAACCTCGACGTAGTGATCTACGTCCCCAAGGCCATCTCCCACGGTGCGCGAGACCGCGCCAGGGAATGGTCAGCAGCCACCGGACGGCCGGTGATCTGCCTCGCCAAGAACATCAACCTGATGCCCGAGCTACGCAAGGCCGGCATCCTCCCTCTGGAGTCGCCTGTGTCCCCTCTCTCCCCCCTCTCCCCAGAAGTCCTCGACTGCCGGCGCGGAGCCTACGGCACGATTGCCAAGTGGTATCGAGCCCTCTTCCACCTCGATCCCACCGTCAGCCTGGATACCCTCTCCACGCATCCCGACTGGAACCCGAAGAAGAGTCCGGGGCACTTCAGCTTGGCCCGGCTCGCCTACCGCGAGAAGGCAGGACTGGTGCCCTGGTCGGAGGCCTGCAGGGGCATCTCCCGTGATGGTCGCAGCGGCCTCCCACTGAACATGGGCCCAAAGGCCCCCCCACTCTTCTCCTTCGATGAGCCCGAGCCCGAAAGTCCCCCTGAGGAGCCCCAGGAAGCCCAGGAGAGCGCTCCTGAGCCTGCGTTGGTGGTCGTCACCGGGAAGGACGCCTTAGAGCCTCCCGTGGACCCTGAGTCCCGCATGGCGGAGATTGAGGAGGAGATCCGCACGGCCGCCGGCATGCTGCGAGAGGTGGGTCGCCGCTATGGCATCGCCACCATCTGCGTCGAGTCCTGGGGCGTCACGCGCGTCAGCAGTCGGCCGGTACTCACCTCGCCTGAGGAGTCTGAGGTCGTCGTTGGGACACCCATCCTCACATGATGTTTACAGAAAGTATTGACACCCTCGGAGAGATCCTTACTATGGGGCGTGGAGGTACTACATGACACGCGCTTGTTTCAACAACCCGGCTGCTGCCGCGACCTACGTCCTGGGTGACTGGGATCGCGCTGCAGAGAAGTGGACTGCAAAGTCCCTCACCCTTGTGTCCCGCAAGACCGACACCCGCTACACCTACCGCGTTTCTCGCCCCCCCGGCGAGGACGTAGAGCGGGCGTGGCTGGTGTCGTTGCTCACCGGGCCCAGCAACGAGAGTGACTTCACCTACATGGGCCTGCTCCGGCCTCAGGGCATCAACGCCCTGGTGGTAGCTGAGGACGCAGAGTGGCCCCTGGTCACCCTCCAGCACACCGCCAAGAGCGCCTTCCCGGCCGAATCGAAGCCCTGGAAGGCCTTCGCCTACTTCACCCGTCACCTGCTCCACCACGGCAACCTCCCCCCAGCCCTTGAGGTCTGGCATGAAGGTCGCTGTGGCCGGTGCGGACGCAAGCTGACCACCCCCCAGAGCGTAGAGACCGGCTTCGGCCCTGTCTGCGCTCAGAACCTCTAGGAGAGAATCATGAAGCTTCCCCACAACTGCTATTCCTTCACGGAGGGCCGTCGAGTCCTCGACCCGGCCAAGTGCGCCGAGGAGGCCTTCCGTTACGCCACCAGCGGCACCGTCACTGACGGTGTGTTCCGCTGGGACGCCAACGGCAACGTGCCGCCCCAGGACATCCTCAACCTGCTCCAGATGGACGGGGGAGTGGTGTTCGACATGGAGGCCACCCAGGCGGCCCGAGACGCCGACACCACCGCGTTCTTGGCTGAGTACCGCGAGGCCCAGAAGAACCGGGTGCCCTCCGACGAGGAGATGTTTGAGATGCGGGCGGCCTTCGGCCCCGGCACCACCGTCGTCAACGTGATCACCGGCCGCAAGACGCGCCTCTAGGAGACATCATGAATACGCCCCAGAAGACCGGCAGCGCCTTCCAGCGAGTAGGAAAGACCCCACCCCAGGCCCGAGCCCTGCTCAACAGGCTGCGGTTGCTTCGGGCGGCGCAGGCCCGAGACGCCAAGCCGACCGCGCCCATGCGGGCGATGTATCGGGAGGCCTTTGGTCTCCTCAACGAGCAGAACCCACAGACTTCCTACGTCGCCATCCGGCTACACATCAATCGACACATCAACCCGAGGAGAGAGAGATGTTCAAGATAATTACCGAGACCCCCCCGACGCTGGAGGAGGCCCAGGCCTTCGTTGGCGGCTACGTCGAGATGGTCACCCTTCCCAACGGGGACCAGCTTCTCATGGACGAGGATGGCGGCTTCAAGAGCCACCTTCAGGTCAACCGAGAGGCCCTCGCGCACGCAGCGGGCTCCGGGGTTGGCTCCTTTGGCCTCAACTGTCTCCTGGGGCCCGTACTGTGCCTCCAGGGCGAAGCGAGGTGGACCTAATGAAGCGCCTTAGCAAAAAGGACCGGGCAGCCTACGCCGAGCACCGCCAGGATGTGGACAGTGCCCTGTCCGACGCCTTGGAGGAGATTGAGGCCTACAACACGGCCATACAGAACCTCGTCGTGCCCACCGACGCCCTAGAGGCTGTCAACGAGGCCATCCTCCGCTTCAACGGGTGGATGGAAGAGTTGCACACCGAGATGGAGGCCTACGCCGAGGAGCGCAGTGAGGCGTGGCATGAAGGCGAGGCTGCCGAGACGTACAAGGAATGGATGAGCAGCTTCTCCTCTGACATTGACGAGGTGGATGCCTACCCGGACGAGCCTGAGCCGCTTGAAGAGCCCTGCGTCGAGATCCCCGATCTTCCCCTCTCTCCACTGGAGCTGTGATGTGGGTAGTCCATTGGCGCGTCAACGGCCGAACCGGCCACGGGAGCCCCCTTCACGGGCTCGTCGCCATGCTGGCCTGCGCGGCCATGAATCAAGAACACGGTGCGGGGACGCACTGGATGGAGGAAGCATGAGATACAAAACGGAAGAAGGCAGGCCCCTGTGCCGCTACTGCCTCACGCGCCTAACCGAGAGGAAGACGTATGTGGGTGAGGAGAACGTCTCTTCGACGGGCAGCCTAGACCTCCGCAGCGTCTACGAGCCGACAGGCACCTACGGTCGAGGAGGAAACAACCTCTTCTGCACCATGACCTGTGCTGAAGAGTGGGCGAACAGGCGACTCACGGGCCGCTCAGTGCCCCGAGGCAAGTCGCACAAGCACCTATTGGAGCAAGCATGAACGGCACCATCCATAAGACCTTCGACCGAGCCATCTACCTGCTGGACGAGGCTCCACCCGGCATCAACCTGCCGTGGGGCTTCAATCTCATCCGCTTTAACGCGATCTCCTACCAACTGCTGCCCCTCGTTCTCATGCACGTTTCCGAGCTTGTTGCTGGTGAGTCTGGAGAAGCTCTCTGTGGGGAGAGAGGGACTGTGGGGATGGATATGTCTTACCTCTCTAAGGGCAAGAGCTACCCCTTCTGCCGCAAGTGCCAGGAGGCGGCGGGACGCATCCTTGACGAGCAGGCCCGCCAGGAGGTGGAGGCCAGCCTCCAGGCCGCCGGCATCATCGAGGACCCCGACCTCGACGGAGGCCTCCTCGGCTGATAGGGTAGGCGAGTGACAGTCCTGTGAAGTTGGGAGCCGCTTTCCTTTGCGGGGTGGGCGGTTCGCAACGCATGGTCGTTTAGGCCCGGTCGGCGCTTTCCCCCGCTAAAGGGGCGTCGGTCGGGCCTCTTCTTTTTCAGTAGTTCCCTGGCGCGGTAGCGCGGAACCACTCCCGATTCAAGCGCCCCTCTCCGCGTTTACGCGGAAGGTAGTGGAGCGGCCCCTCAGAGGCCCCTGGCAGAGCCTTCCAGGCTTTCTTCGCCGCTGGGGAGGTCGTTCCTCCGCCTAGACACTCATGGGGCACCAGCGCCGCTCCTGCGCGGTCTGCGGCCTCCAGAGCATGACGATACATCACGCGCCCGATGCCCTTGCCGCGCAGCCGGGGATCGAATAGCTCCGCACCAGGGACCACCCAGATGCCCTGGATGTGCGGCTGCTTCCTCCGCAGGCGCTCTAGGGCGTCGTAGCATTCACGCGGAGCTTGGTTCCACTCAAAGCCCTTCTCATTGACCCTGGTGGCGCGGAAGTAGGACATAAGGCCGTACTGAACGGGTGCCGGAGCACTCTCGTCGTGCATCTCGACTTTGAAGCCTTCAAAGGCATCTCCCGGTGGGTATGCCTCGATGCGAATGTCCGTCGAGCGCGGGACTCCGGCTGCGTAGAGATCTTCGCGGAGCTGCTCCATGTGCGGCGACACCCACGGCTTCGGCTTTGACGGGAACTTGTAGGCCCGGCGACCCCTTTCCTTGATCTTCAAGGCACCCCGAGCTTGGAGGGAGGGAAGCACACTCCGACCCTTCTTCACAAAGCGGTAGTCGAGAGCTTCACGCTCAGAGGGCGGAGTTCCCTTGGGGTTGTGCTCCCCACACGCCTCTGCGTCTCGGATTGTGGGGTCGTCCCACACCGGATACCACTCGACATCGTTGCGCCGCTGGCGCAGGTAGTGGGTCCACACTGCAGCAGCGGCGGGGCTAACACTCCCACGATCTGGCATCACGCCCGTACTCCCTGCCCACTCAAGTCCCAGGTCGTAGAGCATCGGGCCCCAGCCGGAGGGAGCTTCGCTGTTGGTGACGACCCAGGCCCCTCCACAAGAGACGTAACGGATCATCTGTAGGTGTCCTATGCGTTGGTCCCGGCCATCGCGCAGGGTGATAAAGACCGAGGGCCCCCGTTCGTCGGAGTAGATCTGCACACGCCACCCCGCTGGGAGATCGGTTGGCCCCTTTGCAGCACGTCGCCCTCGCCCAGCCGGACGATTCAAGCGTCCCTCTCCGCGCAGCCTATCCCAGACCTTCTGTGCCATCGGGCTCGTCCCGCTGCCACCGTAGTCCTTGGTGGAGATCATCTTGATCGGCTTGAACTTGTAGGCCTCGATCAAGGCCCTGGTCGAGACGTACATCAGGCTCCCCAGCCCTGTCCCCTGGTAGGGCTCACCCAACTGAGATCCGCTCACCACCCAGACGCTCTCACCCCCCTGACGCACCTCCTCGACTTGAACATGG